ACCGATTGCTGCGAATGCTGGGGGACACATAATTATTTATTTCTGTAAGTTATTATAAATTCGTAAAAAGGATGATTGCTAAAGTGTATTGTTCTGATAAATGTAGCACCACAAAATTTAAGCCATTTGATGGCTGTTTCATTTTCTTGGTGCACATAGTTAAAAGTTGCTCCATAAGGTTTAGTTAAGGATTGGGTTATTTTTCTTGATGCTTTTAAAAAGGAGTATGATGCGTCACGAACACTGTCAGTGCCTAACATCCATATATAAGCCATATCTAATATCTGTCCGACACCTAGCATAGCAATAGGAACATCATCACTATCAACTATAGTAAGCGTAACATCGTCAGTGTCAAAGGCGTTATGCAAGGCTTGTTCAGGAGTCTTTCCCATACACATAACCTCAAGCTGGTCTTCTCTACGCATGAAGGGGTAGATAGCATCAATGTGAGATTTGTCTGCTGTAATTAACTTATAGTTACCTTGTTGGTAAACTAGATTAGAATCTTCTTGAGCGTTGGTGGGCATTTACTTCAAATTCTGCACTCTGAAAATTACTTGGTAATGCAGAACTATTTTCGATTGTTATTGTGGTGTCTTCTGAGTTAGAGAATACTGGTACTCTAAAGAACCCATCATCTAATTGTAAAGCAATATTAGTTGAATCAATTATATTAGGATTAAAAGTATTTGTGTAAGTGTCTCTGTGTAAAGGAGTTACCTTAACATCAAAGTGTGCAGTATTATTATAGAACACTGAACAATTCTTTAACATCATACTACCACCTGCTGATGGTGTTTTAGATTGACCTGATGCTTGCTTAAATAATTGCTTAGAAAAAGTATATTTCATTGTGTATGGAATACCTACCCAAACAGTAGTAGCTTGTGTCGAACTCAAAGCTCCATTCGTAAGTGTGACTGTAGCTCCACTATTAGTTGATGGTATCAATGCTCCGTCTGTAGAATATACTTTAACTGTATTGTCTCCAGGAGTATAGAAACTAGAAAGGTCAATAGTAGTAGCACCTGATGCAACAGATACAGACCTTCTCATATCTAAATAAGTATTATGGTTTGACCCATTATCTGTAAGACCTGCATCAAAAGGCATTGAGAGTAAGTGTGTCTCACTATTCTTTGTTAATACTATAAACAAGTCTGACTTAGAGAAACTAATACCTCTTATCTCGCCATCTAGTGTAAACTTAAACCATGAGCTAAGAAGTTTCTTTTGTCCGTTAAAGAAGAACCGATAAACAAATATACTTCCTTTTTCATTTTGACTGACCATTGCTAGTGCATCTTCAGTAGACGAACCAGCAAACATAAATACATCTTTAGGTATATATGTAGGTATATGCTCACTGACTTCTGTAGAGTCATAAACATCTGTACTAGCATTTACTGTGTACTCACGCACTCCAGTAAAGTTTCCACTTTCAAAAGGGAAGTACATATAAGCTCCTAAAGGTATAGGGTTCACTGTACTAGCAGCGTCAAAATTAGTTACAGGTGTAACGGATATTGTTCTAGGTGTAAGTAAGTCACCACCCTTGAGAACAAACTGAGAGTTCTCGGAGAACAGAATTAAGTTCTCTTGGAAACCTGTAGCTGATTGTAGGTTGGTTACTTTCTGACTAGATACTTGAACATCAATAGGGTCACTATCTAATAATGTAGTAACTGTAGTTCTATAGAAATTAAAAGGTTCACCTGCTTCAGACATGATAACTTTATCTCCTGTTAAGAAACCAAGTCTGTTCTTAAAGAAGAATAAGTTTGTTATTGTTGTACCTTTTAAAGATGGTTGTGGGTTAGTATCATCATCTCCAGCAGTTCTTGTAGTATATGTGGCAGTACCAAATGTAAAAGTATTTGGAGCAGTATTTACTAACTTATGGGGCATATCATTATTATCAAGCCCTTGTGAAATACCAAATCCTACTGTTTCCGTATAAGTTCCTTGCCCAAATGTTTCACCATTATTAGTTTCAAACTGCACATAATAATCATCTTCATTTACTTCTGCAGCACCTCGAACCTTAACTCTGAAACCATTTTTATTTGTTTCAGGTAAATCAGTAATAGAATCAACTTCCTTATAAGCTACAGACATTCCTGTGTTCGATAGGGAATCTTCGGTTCTAATAGTGAAATCCGTATAACCACTTTTTAAAGTAAAATAAATATTATTACCTTGGTCAGGATGAACTATATCAAAGTAAGTTGTCCAATTTCCTGTAGATGCAGCAGTATCATTAACTCCATTACCAAACTCATTTGTTCCTGAACCAAAGTTTCCGTTCCAATTAGTTGGGTTTTCTGCTGTTCTATCTAATTCAACTTTTAATCCACGAGCTATTTCATCAGAGTTAGCATTTTGATTATTATTATTATCCGATGAACCTGAACGAAACAAAGCAATAACATCCACAGTGCTACCATTACTTAAAGTAACTGTTGCAAAAACTTTATAACGCTTTCTGTAATCACCTTGTTTAATTGTAACGACTGCTGTTTTTTCCACAGCCGAAGTGTTAGAAGAGTTAGCACTAACCTCTGTGTTAGTATTTAAAACAAAAGTAGTATCACCTACAGTTAGTGCTTTTAGATTTTCTCTAGGTGTAGCTGAATTTATATAAGCAACACTAGATGTTGTTAAAGAAGATGCACCATTGATTGTACAAGGAGTACCATCTAAATTAAAGGCTTTGAGTATTGAACCATCATGTATCGCTACATATTTCTCAGCATCACTTCGGTCAACAAAATGAACGAATGAATTAGCACTAATAGCTGAAGCTAATATTTTTGCTAGGTGTCGAGTATTAGGTCTTTTACTTAATCCATCTACAACAGAACTGATAGCGTTTGTTTGCTCCTCACACTGACCTTCAAATCTAACTGAGTCAGGTTGTTGGGAAACACCACCAATAAGGTTGGGTAGGGAAGTATTAAGTAATGGCATTAGGAAATATCGTAGTTACGATTGATACCAACTCTAACTGATGCGTCATAGTTGTCAAATATAGTTCTGTCTGAAGTTCTGCTATCGGCTTCTTGTAGGTTAGCTCTAGCAATATACTCATCACGAGCAATCAACTGCTCAAGCTCTCGTGAGCCAATGATACGCCCTTGGAATATTCTTGATGCCTTTAGGGTTATGTATCGTCTAGCAACTTCAGGTAAACTATCCCAATCAAGTAAACGAGTTTGGTTTACTGATAGGTCGCTTGTAAAAGTAGTTGTATTATTCTTTCGGTCAAACAAAGTTGAACCACGCTGAACAATATCTAAAGAAGTATCTACAGGGTCAAACTGTATAATGTCGTTAGGTAATGTAATAGAACCATTTACAGGTGTGTACTTAACATCTTCTTCAGTGTTAAAGTGCCAACCTTCTGTCTGTACTTCTGTGCTAACTTCATTGAGAACCGAGATAGCAGTTAATACCGATACTGGTAAATTAGCGTTGCTTATGCTATTCACTGGTGCTTCACCAATGTGACCTAGCATAGAGTTTACTGCTTCGAGTTGAGAAGTTAATGTAGGCATATTATTTCTTTCTAGTTTTAAAGTATGTGAACGCAACGAAGATAGCGACTAAGATAGCCCCTATGAATCCTGCGTCTGCTGGTTCAGGTATTTGTGGGTACTCAACACCAAAACGATAGTCTAATTCATTCCAATCGTATTTGATATTATCATACTCAATACCATCCCATTCTTGTCGGTCTAACAAAGGTACAAAATAGTACCACTCCCACTCAGGTTGTACTGTAATCCAAGTGATGGTTTCGTATTCTTCTTCTTCGTATGTAGGACTCATTTCTTAAATAGGGATTTAATTTCGTTAATTAGTTTAGAGAAAAAGTTATTCTTAGGTAGGAACATAGCAACAATAGATGCTAGGGCTACATAAGTAAAAGCCATAGACATAAGGTCGTCTTTATAATTATCTAGGATATATTCAATCATGATACTGGGGATACTGGTCGTATATTGGAATGAGGTTTGATAGGGTCATCTATAGGGTCAAAAGGAGTTTCAACTCTTGGTGGTTCTGCCTTGACCTCTGTAGGTTCTGCCTTAGTCTCTTCTTGTGATGGACTATTCGCTTCTGTTTTATTATCTTCTTTTGTTACCTCTTGTGGTGTATCTTTGGACTCACTCTTAGCTTGTGATGATTTGGATTCTACTGTTTTGGACTTCGTTTCTCCTTGTTCTTGGGATTGTCCAGTGGAGGGCTTCTGAGAAGGAGTATCGGAGGAAGTACCTTGTGAAGAAGGAGAGGGTGCAGGTTTGGTGTCCGAGGACTCAGCAGATGGTGCAGAAGTCGATTGTAATTCGGAAACCTCAGCGACCTTCTCAGCGATAACTTGTTGCCCCCAATCATTGAGGTCATTGAAATCAATAACCATCTCAAAGAACTCAGGGACTTCAAAGCGTTCTTCTACAACATCTTCTGCAACTTCAGCTACGAAGACTTGGGTCATATCTACAGCTAACTCAGTCTGTGTGACTGCTGCTGTACTAACTGCGACAGTACCAGCAGTACCTAGAGATGTAACCTTTTCAACAATAGGGAACTCTCTGAACTTTTCTAGTAGTGTCTTTTGAAATTCTTTAGTGCCTTCTTCGGCAACTTTAAGTGCTTTATCAGCACTGACTTTAATGTCGCCCATACCATCAGATTCTAATAATATGTCTAGTGCTTCCTTGTGTTTAACAAGAAGTTCTTTAGCGACTTTTTTATCCATTAGCTTCTGACTTTTGCTTTAGGGGTATTACTTACAAATTGCTTACCCTTTGCTCCTGCTTTCTTTTTCTTGCGAGCAGTAGATGCTCTTTCTGATTTACTCAGACTTAGTGCTTTTCGTTTAGGTAAACATCTATCAGGATTCTTTTTATTCTTAGATGTACCACAAGCACCTTTTATGTTTCCGTCCGTACCAATGCGAACCCATTGTTGTCGTCTCCACTTAGCTAATTCACCCATTACTTTTTGATTTTAAGTTTCTTACGCTTTCCGTAGTTAGGGTCTTTACAGTATTTTGATGCTGCCATATTAGCATAAGCTGATGGGTATTTATCAAATGTACGCTTTGCCCAAGCGATACCTTTAGGACAGATTTTAGCCATTAGTATTTAGGGGTTGATTTAGTCTTTTTAGACTTTTTCTTTTTGATGTATAATTTACTTCTTTCCATAATTAACATTTCCATCTACGAAGGGCGAGGGCTTTACGAGTAGGTCTGCCTTTAGAATCTTTCATAGCTCCTTTAACACCTTTCATTCTAGCACAGAAGCTACGCTTTCTAGCTCCTCCACCAGGTTGTGGTGCTTTCAGATTAGAACCTGTCTTTCTGTTGTAGTAGTCTCTTCCTTTTTTAGTGAGACCACCTTTCTTGGACTTATGTTCTTTTCGTAATGATACGCCTTTTCTTTTCATTGTAAAAAAAAGCCCTCCAAGGGATTACCAAGGAGGGCTAGGATTAAGAGGGTTTATGCAGGAAGAATCTTCACTGAACACTCAGGGCGTAGTACACCATGTCCCATTGCATATTTAGCAACGAACAATGTACCTTGACGCTCGATTTGGTACTCAGACTCAGTAGCTAAGTCAAGTAACTTAACAGTACCAATAGCTTCTTTAGTACCAACTAAGATACCATGTTCACCACTGTTGTTAAGTGCAGAGAAGTCACCATTGTAACCTACTCCACTTCCACCGAAGACATCATTGTTTGATGAACCATCATCATTGTCAGCATTAGTTTGGTCATTTGACCCACCAGTACCAGCACTTCCGATGTTTCCTTCAGCAATGATTTCAAGGAAGTTAGAACTTTTCTTGAGTTGGATACCAGCTACTTCTACGATAGTACCTTTAGCAGCATCAGCAGAACCACCAGAAGTGTCTTTGTTGATAGCAACATTATCAGCAGTCAATAGTTTGTAGTATTGAGCAGGAGTAACGATAGCGTAACGACCTTCACTTGGAGCGTCTACTTCGTCTAACTTAGTAGCAGCCGCATATAATGCGTCAACGATACCAGCAGTAGTGTTAGTAGTTGCACCTGTGATTGAGTTACCACCAGCTTGAGGAGCAGATGCACCTGTGCCAGCAGCAGCAAATAGAGTCTTCATTGTAGCAATGTCGAAGCGTTTAGCTAGAGCTTTACCAAGTTCTTGTGCGTAGATTGAGCGAACATCGTAGTGAGATTTTAACTCATCAATGTTAGCGATGAATGTTGATGAAACAAGAACATCATCAATCGTGATGACACGCTCATTCATTCCTATTGAACTCAAATATGAGTTGCCAGCGTCAGCGATATTCTGACCTGGAGTATGATATTTAGCAGAAGCAATGCCTGATACTGGGAACTGAGCAGACTTACCTGATGAGATAGTTCTCATTAAGTGTAGGTCTTTCATGACATTGTTTTGCTCAAAAGCAGTCAAGATTTCTCCTGAGAAGACTTTGAGAAACAATGCATCATTGTCAGAACCACCTGAAATCAGACCACTTCTACTTGGAGATGTATTACCATTTGCCATAGTTTTAGTCTTTCTATTTTAGGGTTGTGATTTTAGTTTATTGTTTTTGTCTTCGATTATCTGCTTACCAAATGTTATCCTCCTCAGAGGGCATTGTGCTTATTAATCTTCAACGAAAGTTATAGGAAGGTCATAGCTCGTTTAGAGTATGCTTCCAATCGTAGTTGCTTATTGTCGTTAATGGGATTGTGTACTCGTCTCCAAGCACCACCACCACCATTCCAAATAAACAACCAATGCTTTACAGTAGGCTCTATTCCTTGTCTTTTAATATACGCAGAATAATGCGACAGGACTGTATAAGCAATCTCTTTAGAAATTGTAGGGTCGAAACAATCTTTGTGGTTAAGGTTTTGACCACTGATACGATTGTAGTCTTTAACCATAATAGAAGTGATTTGATAGTAACCAAACGCTTTACCATTGTCGCCAATAACTTTTGGGCTACTATTAGGATACACTTCCCACAATGGGATTTTTGACACGAAGTCTGAGAGCAACAAGATTTCATTAGCTTTTAATGGAAGGGTTAGGTATACACCCAACACAAATAATGTTAATAATTTCATTCATATTATTTCACTTGAGATGAACCAAAGTAGAAACCAATGATAGATAGTAGAGCTACTCTTACTTCAGGTAAGATAACCATACCACTTAGTTCTTTATAAGTTTCGGTAGTAAATAAACCTAATATGTTTCTTTCCATTCCGATTGTTAAACCAGCTTCTTGAAATGCCATAATGAATGGCACGATAACAACAGCGAATAGGATAACACCTACTATACTTCGTCTAACCCAAACACCATCGTTGCTTCGTTTAGCAGCTTTGTCTGCACTTTCATCAGCAGCGTTTTGTTTCTTGATTAGATTTTCTACAGTTGCAGCTTGTTGCTGTTGCATTGTAGCCATGAATTTAAACACATAGCCCATGGTGCTTCCTGCACCGAGTCCTAATAATTCGTCTGTCATATTATATTGCTGTTGTGACTTTCAGTCTGTTCTCGACCATCTGTCTATATCCAGGGTCTTCGGCATATCGCTTGTCTCTCATTGCTCTTGTTACCTCAGCAGCAGAAGCAAATGGTTTAGCACCAGCATCAGCAGCAGAAGTCCCACCTTTTTCTAGTGATGGCTCACCACCTCCTAGAGCTTTGTATTGGGCATATAAACCTTTAACTGCAACAGTTGCTTGGCTTACAGTTCCACCCTCTACAATAGTATTAAAAGCATCTAGCTCTTCATCGGATAGGTTCTCACCTGCCCACTTAGCCATAGCTTCATACTCCCCAACACCACCAACTGTTTCGTGGATAGTATTGGTCTGAGCATCTACTAATGATTGCTGTCCTGCGATATACGCATCGACCATTTCTTTAGGGATACCAGCCTGTGCAAGACTATCATAAGTCGCATCGGATAGTTCCCCATTAGTTGTAAATTCTTCAGTCGCACTTGAGATGACCTCATTAGAAGGAGCAGGGGCTTCATCAGTCTTCTTCGCTTCTTTTGTTTCTTTAGGTTCTTTTGGCTCTGATTGTTTCTT